TACCAACTTCATTCCAATCATAAACGTCATTAACACCTTTTAGTGGGACGTTAGCATTAGGATTCATAGCTTGGTTGTAGTATCCAAGTTCATCAAGATCTGCCTCTTGTTTAGCAGCATATCTAGAGAGCTCTTCTACTAAATCATCACTTTTAGCAGCTGGTTGCATACTATCGATAATTTTCTGTGCTTTGGGTGTTTCACCTATAAGTTTAGGTTCTTTTATAACACCTTTTCCAATTTGACCTAAACTGCGTTTTAATTTTCCTAAAGACCCTACAAAAGGAAGAAGAAAACCTAATGCCAAACCTTCATTAATGTTTTTAATACGTTTTTCATCTGAACTATCTTTATCTAAAGTAGCAAAACTATCAGGAATAAAATCGAATTGTGCAGGTAGTTTTGACGTTAAATCTTTGTATAGTCCTGATTTTTTAATAGAACCAGAAAGATTTTCTCCTTCAGTTTCAGAACTGATAGCATCTACAAGTACACCAGCACCACCTTCAATACCCCTAGTTCCAAGAAACTTCATGAAGGCAGTATTACCTAACCTATTGATTACGTTACCAGCTCCAAGTAAGCTAGTACTTGCAGCTTGTGCTTTAGATGCTAGTGCAAGACCAGCACCTTGAAGAAATAATGTAGGCGCAATAACAGAAGTAATGCTTCTTACAGTTTGCGCTATATCATTTTCGTACTTAGATGCTTTAGGGATTTGTAACCCTGTCTTAGACAGTAGTTTATTAGCAAAATCAGTTGGGAAGTCAATTAGACCTTGAACTTCTTTTAAATCTAATTCCCTACCTTCACGCTCTAATCTTTCATAATCAATGTTTCCTTCAGGAGTTCTATAAGGAGTGTCTGGTGAGCCTACAAGTTCAGTAGGTTGTTGCTGTTCCGTTGCTACCTCACCCGTAGGTGTAGGTTGTTCAATTGTTGGTGTAGTTTGACCTCCCGTAGGAGGTTGTGTCTCTTGTTGTTGAAGCTGCTGTTGCTCTTCCTCATAAGAAGTAATTCTTTGTTGAATTTCTTCGAGTTGTTCGTTAGTAAGTTTAACAGCATCTTCTTGTACATCTAACACATATTCACTACCAACATTTGAATACTCTAATGGATCGTTCATGTTGTTTTTTTTTTAATTTAATTGCGATGCGATAGTTCTTCTTAAAGAATCATAGTGTCTATAAGGTGTCATTGATCCACTACCAGGAGGAGCTGGTGCTAAGAAGTCAATAGAAGCAATAGTACCGTCATAACTTTGTACACTACCAGTACCACCTTGTTTACCAATAATTTCACCTAAACCAATACTTTGACCTCTAGACTGTGTGGGTGCTGTTGGTAGATGTCCATATAAAACATCGACAGGTTCTCCAGTAGCCGGGTCAATAGATTCAATGACTAAGTAATGGCCATAGCCTGATCCATTAGCATTTACTTGATACCCTGTATCTTTTACGATACCTGGTAATACTGCTGGGAAGTTATGATCTTCAAAGAAAACATCAATACCAGGTTGCCCTGTGTCATAAGTAATAGAAGATACTTGAGGAGCATATGTATTTAGTGGTACATTAACAGTACCAGTTCTTTTTTGACTAATACTAGGCGCACCACTTGAAAATGGTTCTATAGAAATAGGTGTCATACTAGCCCTTGTAGGTAGGTTATTATTACGATTACCTTGACTATTAGTTATTTCAGCACCAAGTCTGAGAGACCTGTTAAATGTACGATTTGGTATATCGTTGTAAAGTTTTTGAACTTCTGGAGCTAACTGATACACAGCATCTTCAATAGGATTAACTTCGTTTGCAATAACAGGGTCTTTCATAGATACTGCATTAACTTTAGCTATACTAAAATTATAGACTTCTCTAGGAGTCATAGGACGTGTAGTTTGTTGTGATAGCCTAGCTATTTTTCTCATTTCAGCTGTATATTCTACTTTTAAGGGATTATTAGCGATCTGAGCTGAAATACGTTCGTAATCATCTTGTCCTCCTAAAATATATGGCATGTTAAGAATAGAAGTTAGATTGCCATTTTTTGCAAGCTGTATATCAAGCATGTTAGCATCAGCTCTATCTTGTGTTATTTGAGCTTTACCAAATAAATTAGGGAAGCTAGGTGCATTGTCTAGTGAATTAGGATCTTTATAAAATAAATTTGTTTTATCTGTTTCTGCTTTTGCTACGTACTCATTTAATTTATTTGCAGAATATTCAGAAATTAATTCTGGCCTAACGCCACTTTTTTCACCTTCTAAAGCATACTCTTCAAATTTCTTTTGCATAGCATTTAAAACAAAAGTACTTGTTACATTAATGCTACCATCAACAGTTGGATCAAACCCAGCTACATTAATAGCTTTAGCTTTTAAATTTTTTAAAACTTTAGGATACTCAGGACCAAACCTTTTGGTTTGTTGTTCTTTAAATATAGCCTGATATTTGCTCTTTGTAGCAGGGTTCTGTATAATATCTATGTCTTGCTGAGTAAGAGGTACTGTACTATTAAGCTTTAATAGTATCATATCTTCTTCTTTTTTAATATTTTTAGCAATTGCTACCTGCTCTGCTTGTATTAAAGCAGTTGGGTAAGGTATTCCAGGGAACTTTTGTGGCCATAGGGCTTTAAATGAGTCAAATATTAACGGATCACCTGAGTCAGATGGTTTATCAGTAAGAGCTATAAGTTCTGGTACTGCAACAAGACGTGTCCAATCTTTAGCGTCTAGGTTACGCTCTGTGTTTTGATTAGCTCTAAATTGACGTATAGTTTGCTCACGGTTACGTAGAGCTTGTAAATAAGCGGTCGAAGGTTTATTACCTCCTTGACCTCCCCAAACTTTACCAACAGTTTCATCAAAATTCGGTAAAAAAACAGCGTTTATATCATCAACTTCAAAAAGTGGTTCTCCAGTTCTAGGATCAACAGCTTCCAAAGCACTTAAAAAACGATCACGAGCTTGTTGGTTACTGATGGCGGGATTAGCTAAATCAGATTGAAGAGATGCCCCTAACGTAGATACCTTCGTTCTTAGGAAATCAGCTTGTTCAGCCATTTTTTGCAAATTAGCTGAAGTTTCTTTTGTTGAAGCATTTTGTACAAAAGTGCTTTGAAGTTTTTGAACGTTTTCATAACCTTCTTGATAGTATCCAGGGTTTTTATCTTTTAACCCTAATCTATCAAGACTTCTTTCTAAAACATATTGTGTAACAAGACCCATCTTTTTTGAGTCTTGTAAGGCTTCAATAGGAGCAAAACCTAATTCAGATATTACATCATTGCTTTGTAGTAAATTTTGTGTATCAGACCTAAAAAGTAATTTTAAAGCTTCGTTTTTGTATGCTTGGTCATAAACAGCATTTCTACCAGGATTAGCCAAGAAATCTCTAGATGCTTCATTAGGTGGAATTACTCCAGTATTTAACCCTTTACTTGTTAATGCATCAAGTTTAGCAGTCTCTTCTGGCTGCCTGCTTTGTAGATTTTTATACTCAGTTTGTGCTGCTGGATTATTGTAAAAATCATCTCTAGCATTTTTTTGAGCTAACGCAGTTTGATCCTTAATCATCCGCTTGGTTCTTTCAGCGGAAATTTTACCAATAGTTTGACTGAAATCAACTAAACCAGTTATAACTTTTTCTAAATCTTTATTAGGATCTTCTCTGTTTTGTATTGCAAATTTTTCTTCAGCTTGAGATTTAGCTTGTTGTCGTTGTAGTGCTCGTTGTTCACTTTGAAAATTACGTTCACGTTGTGCAGCTTCAGCAGCTTGGTTCTGTTCTAATGCTTGTAAATTACGATCTCTTTGGGAGATTTCAGCATCACGTCTTTTTTCTAAGTTTCTAATTACTCTGTTGTTTTCTTCCTGCATACGAGTAATACCAGCACTACTTAGTTGAATAGGCTGAAATCCTCTTGGGTTTGTAGCAGGCTGGTATCGTAGTCGTGCCATAATTAATTTTTAATTAGGATTTTAGAATTGTAATGGATTTGGATTTACAAGGGTTGGATCATAAATATTACTATTAAGCGATCCAGTAAAGGTTTGGCTTGTTAATGGGTTTTTAAACAAAGAATCTGTTGGTTTATTAAAAGCTTCATAAAGATTTACACCTGCTGAGGCAAAATTAAGACCTTGTTGGATAATTTCACTAGTTGAGGGTTGTCCTGAAGGTATAGGTGCTTGTGCTCCTAACAGTTCTTCAAAAGTCACTTTACGTGCTGGTAAGAAAACTCGTTCAGGAGTGATTTCCGGGTATGGTGCATATTCCAATTCTGTTGGCATAACACCTACAGCGGCTTCAGCTTGAAGGTCTGCACTTCTTCGTTGTAACTCAATAGCTGCAATATCACGTTCAGTTTGAGCAATTTTACTCTCTCTGTTAGCTTGCAATATTCTGTTATTAAATTCAGCTTCTTCATTAGCAACCTTAATAGCTTGATCAATTCTAGCAATATCAATGCCAACTTGTTGTGTTTGAAGACCTGACGTAACTCTAGCAAATCTAGTTGCTTCATCAATTTTATTGATATCGATATTAAGACCAGTTTCTCTAACTGCTGAGTCAACATTTAGATTTAATAGTTGAATACCAGCACTACGTCTAGAACCTTTTAAAGCTGATTCTAATTGAACCAGCGTTCTAAATGATTCAGCCTGTGCTGATTGTATGCTTTTACCTCTTGACTTACCAGCTTGTCCTAAAGCAGCTTGACCTGCATCTTGAATTTCTTTAATAGAAGCAGCTTCTTTTTCAAAGGTAGTTTTATTGTAAAGGTTTTTTAAGTCAGTTTGAATGCTTTCAGTTTGAATACGTCTGTTACTTTGTATCCCAAATAAATTTGCTTGTTGTTGTAATTTATCAAATCCTAAATTAGTAAGTTCATTTTCAAACCCTGCTTTAATAGTTTCAAATTTAAGTTCTTGTGTTTCTCTATTAAAACCTTGATTAATTATTTCGTTTTCAAGATCTGCATAAATAGCTTCACGTTGAAATGCTTGATCTATTTCAAAGTCTTTGAAAGCAGCTTGTGTAGTAGCAACTCCTAATTCAGCAGCTTCTGCATTTAAACCTATTTGACTTTGTGATATTCCTAACCTTTCGTTATAAATATTTAAGCTGTTTTGATAATTAAAGTCTTGTATTTCTTTTCCATACTCCCAATTTTTAATAGCAGTTTCAAACTCATAATCTCTATTATTATAGTAATTTTCTTTTTCAACTTTGAGACTTTCTTCGTTATAGTCGTTAATCGAATCACGTAGTTTTCGAGCATCTTTTCGTTGTTGGATTTGCGCTCTTTCTTGATCATCGTTAGCCGCGCTGTTGTTACCAAACAAACTGCTTCCAAGGCTATAACCGGTTGAGGCAATAGTGACTGCTGCTGAGATTGGGTCCAATTTAAGCTCTCCTATAATATCGAGGTGAATAGTTACCTTCCCACATCATCTCTACAAGAGATACAGGATATGGATAATCACTTGTCATTTTTAATTCAAAATTAGTGTTACGTTGATGGATAGGTACATCAAACCTATACTCAGGTTTTACAGGACTTGTGCTAAATTGATAATCATCACTTACTATGACCTCTTTAATTAAAGTCCATTCTTTAGAACTACCTAATTTAATTTTAAATACCAGTGGACCTGATCGACCAGTAGATACTTTAATTCTAGCAATAGTTAATATAGCACTAAAGTCAACAGAGGTACCATCTTTTCGTCTAAAATAAAATGTAGGTAATTGTACTTCAAAGTGATAGTTGTAGCCAACAATAATATTATCAGCTGAATCAGTTAAATCTCCTACAACTTCAAAATAGTTATAGTTTGTACCGGCTTCAATTTTAGGTATTGCTTCTATAAAAAAGCCTTCATCTTTATCAGGTTTGCCAATTAAAACTGCACCTTTTTTACCAGAAATAGGTGTATAAGGTGTGTAGATTTTAGTTACTTTATTAGCTGAATCATATACAACTGCATCTATATTATTAGCAGGGGCTAATGGCTTAGAAAACAAATCTAAACATGGATTACCTGTAATAAAGGGGGATGTTGTATTTACTGTAACATCTCCTGTAGGTAACTCATTAACTGTAATTGAATTCAACAAATACTCATCTTCTTGTTGTGTTATAACTACAATGTCATCGTTTAAAACGTAAGCATCTTGAATAGTACCTGTTAATTCCCATTTAGTCCAAGCTTGAAATAGATCTTTTTCACCATCATTATAATAATTATAAATATAGAGATAAGATGATTGTCTATCTACAAGTAAAATAAAAGAGTTTTGTGGACTAGAGACTAATCTATCTACAGTTTCAGGAATCCATTCAAGTACAACTTTACTGATGTCTACAACAATTGGCGGTTGTTCTACATCTCGTAACTGCATACTAAATACTTTAGCATAATCAGGTACTTTATTAACAAAACCTACAGTAGTACCAATATCTACAGGAGATATATTGCTATCCATTTCATAGCTGGATACTGTACGAATAATAGAAGACGTAGGTGTTAATGTATTTGCATCCGTAGCAGATAACATAAATTGCTGACGATCACCAAATAACAAAAGACCTTGTGCTGTAGGTAAGACATCAAATAACGTAACAGGTCTTGTACTAGATACATTTAAATCAATAGGATCTGAAGCAATTTGTGTTAAAGCTGATTTAACAAAGAAGTTAAAAGATTCATTAGCTACACTTAAGATTACATTATCTTCTGATAACAAACCAAATCTGTTGTTATAGAAAAATGAAGATTTAATTTTTCTTCCAATAAAAGAAGGTTCTGGACTTGTAGTGTCATCACCAGCTAGCCTGCTTTCAAAAGGTATTGGTTCAAATGTAAATTGATCTACAGTATTAACTGTACCAGTATAGATAAATCTATGTGGCATTGTTGATGCATCTATTCCAGGTGAAGCATCCCTAGCAACTGTTTCTAGCCAGTAACCTTTACCACTTATACCATCATAAGCTACATATTTAACATGGTAATCATCACTATCACTATTAGTATTTAAGATACGTACGTTATGACCATCAAAAGATTCAGCTGGTAATTCAGTAAGGTTATTTACTTGATCTAAAAATGCTTCAATTGACTCATTATTAAAACCACCTACTGCTGTTAAAGTAAAAGGTAAAGGTGTGCCAGTTATTGTACTTGGTGTATTATTTAGAACAACTGCATTAGCACCACTAAATCTTCTAATAACTAAACTGTTAACATAAGACTCAATATACCAAACACCATCAAAATTAGCATTACTTGCGTTTTGTTGTGTTTCAATTATACTTTTTACTTCACCAGATAGTGAATTATTAGCATTAACTCCAGTTAAAAAATCTTGAAAAGTTGTACTTGATGTTGCACTAGCTGTATCAGATATACCTTGAATAGTTATAGTATAATCGTAACCATCAACAAGTGTAATTAATTTTAAAGTACCAACTGAATTAGCAATAAAAGTACCAGCTGGTAGCATTGCTGTAACTTTAGTTCTGTTGGTAATAATTGTAGTATCTTGAATACTACGGAAATGAAATTGATCTGAAGTACTAGAACCTGTTAAATACGAAGTACCATTGTTTGTAATAGTACATGGGGCACCTGTGGCTGCATTCCAAGCATAAATATTAGTCCCTTTAATGGCTGCTACATAAGAAGTGCTTTCACTACGGTCCAGAAAAAACCATACAGCATCTTCTAAATCAGCTTTACTGTAAGGATTTCCGCTTGTATCTTTTAGGTGATTAATAAAATTCATACCAGGTCTTTTTAGTAGACCATAAGTAGGATCAGGATACCCATTAATACACTCAGATACCTGACCAGCTAGTTTTTTGTCGTCGTTTTGATTAGAGACACCACCTAAAAAATTAGGTGATAGTTGTGTTACTACTGGCATTAGCGATACAGTGCGTTAAATGGTTTATAACTACGGTAATAATTACCGCCTTGTGGTTGACCAAAGAATGTATGATCACCTTGATTACATTCGTATTCTAGAGCCATAGCTCTTGTATACGCTTCTTTTTGTGACAGCATTTGGAATTGTTGTCCATCGCCAATCACTCTACTAGAGAATATAGAAGATGCTCTGGCTACAATATAAGCTTGAATAGGTTGTGGTAGATATTCATAATTCCATTCCCATAGCACATCAATGTAAAGCGTTCCATCTCCCCATTCATCTGTATGGTGAATAGTATCATAGAGATAACCTCCACGATTAACACTATTTTTTCCTAGGTTAGCCGCATAATCTTGGCTAAGATCATATTGAATAGCATTATTAGGAATAGCTACTTTCTTTGTAGTTGCATCTGGTGTTACTTCTAGATTTAATTCTTTATTAAATGTCCAGCCTTCAGACTGAACTTCACGTGATACTTCTTTTAAAGTATTAAAAGCAATCGCAACGTCCGGGTTAGTTTGAGTTTCTACTTTATAAGAAACAACTGATTTTAATATTGATATATTACCTGTTGATGAATGTGAAATATTAACAGTGTAGTTATATGTTTCTGGTGTTGTACCTTGAGCTACACCTGTTGTAGAAACAGCTGTGTTAGGGATAATACCAGTACCACTTAAATAAGTACCTACAGGTATGTCTGCTTCTGTAGTAGTTAATGTAGTACCAGAAATACTACCAGTAAAAGCAGTAAGTGGTTCAAGTACAAAAGTTGTTTCAGTTGTTAGAGTATTCACGGGAGCCTGACCAACTGACGCCAGGATCTGATTAACAGCTTGTAGCTCAGTATTGGAGCCAGTAGTAGGAAAAGGCATAATTTGATAATGAGTATTATTCTCAATAAAGAATTAAAAAAAAGGAGTCCCCGAAGAGACTCCCAATATAAGATAAACAAACGTATCAGGTAACGTTTGAAGGATAAGAAGTACCAAATGCAGCAGGAGCACTGTTAGTAGCATAAAGCTCAACAGCAGCAGCAGGGTTCAGGAAATCAGCGCCCATAGCAAGACGACCCAAGATAACATCACCCTGATAAATCACGGAGACATCACCACTGGTTACTTGAACCTGAGGAGCGATAGCTTCGACACAACCAGCAGCTTCACGCTGGAAGATCAAACCACAAGAGGTTTCAAAGGCATTAGCAGCACCGTAGTTATTACGGGGACCAGCAGCAGAGCTGACAGTACCAGCTTCGATGTCTTCACTAATGAAGTCACCAACGTTACCAGGGCTAGTAATAGCACCACCATAATTAACACCATACCTACCGAAGAAAGGAATATTCATCGACTTGTAGATCTTAATACCAGCGATCTCTACAACACCTTTACCACTTTGCAGTGAATCACCTTGTACATCACGATTAATCAAACCACTATCACCAGTAGCTTGAATCAAGACATTATACTGACGTGGGTTCAAGACACCAACACGTCCATCTTGTGATACACCCTTTTCATCAAGAGCAGCAGCTGCATCAAAGAATGCATTTACAAGTTTAGCTTGATCATAAGCATCAGATTCAGAACCTGCACCAGTGCCAACTTGAATTTGAGTACCACCTGGCTCAGCATAACCAGTTTTAGAAACTGGAGATGCAAGACGAGCACCTTTAGCAATTTGACGGAAGATCAAACGGTCATACTTTTCAGCAAGGGCATAACCAATCTTACGTGAAATCTCAGAACGCATATCATACTGAGCAAGAGTCTCATCAAGATTATAAACGAAGGCTGAACTAATCAGCAAATCATCAACCGTGATGGTCTTTTCTGCTACAGGAGGAGCGTTGTTGGAGTCACCAAGAATGCTGTTACCAGGAGTATGGTATTCAGATTTGGTACGACCTGTGTAGATAAACTGCATTGACTTACCACCAGTCAATGTACGCTTCATGACCAAATCACGAGCGATTGTATTGTTTTGAAATCCTTTGAACATTTCTCCACTGAACAGTTTCAGATAGAGAGCGCGGCGTTCGCTAGTATCAGCGATAGCACCATTAAGTGCACCCGGCGCAGTAAGCTGAGCAGGGTTTACACTAGATTGATAAGTCATTTTAAATAATAAATAATAGAGATATACTTGTCACCAAACGTTTGATGTTTAATTTTTATTGTGGTCTATCCCACCGTCTAGACGGCAAAGGTTATCCTCGTAAGGGCCAGTGCCAATAGTGATGCCCCGAATTGCACGGGGCGCAAGCTCTAGCTCACTTGGTGTACTTTACACCGCGATAGCAATAAGTTTTGCCTTGCATAGTAACCTCTTTAGAAGCCTCCACAAGCCCCGTTCCATGCTTATGGTGTCATGCGTCCCGAAGGATGAACGGACGAAATTGTTATCGAGATAAATACTTAACAAGATTAAGTAAAATATCTATGTTGTCATTTACCAAGCCCAAAGCAGTGTTGCAATGATTACACAACAAACCACGGACTTGACCTGTATTGTGATCGTGATCTACGAAAAGTTTTCCGTATCTCTGAGATTCAGGAGTGCTAGAGCATGTCATGCAAGTCCCTCCTTGTTCTTCAAGCATGTTATCGTAGTCTTCTAAAGTTATTCCGTATTTTCTACGAAGATTATTAGAACGTTGACGAATAGGACATTGAGTTCTTCTAACTCTAGCTTTTGAACACTCTTTACATTCGGTGTGCCTTACTTCTGAGTTACTACCCTTACGGCCAGCTTTGTAAAACTCTTCTAGTCCTTTTTCAACACCACAAACTCTACACTTTCTCATCCAACAGCTGGGGCAGCTAGAGCAACAGGAGTTACCTCAACAGAAGCAAGATCCAAAGGGAAGTTGTGGGCATTCCTTTCATGCATTACTTCCATACCAAGACCAGCACGGTTTAAGATGTCAGCCCATGTATTAACTACATGACCTTGTGATTCTACAATCGATTGGTTAAAGTTAAAGCCATTTAAGTTGAATGCCATAGTACTAACCCCAAGAGCAGCAAACCAGATACCCACGACAGGCCAAGCAGCAAGAAAGAAATGCAAGCTACGGCTGTTATTAAATGAAGCATATTGAAAGATGAGCCGACCGAAATAACCATGTGCTGCCACAATGTTATAAGTCTCTTCCTCTTGCCCGAATTTGTAACCATAGTTCTGGCTAATGTCTTCAGACGTTTCACGAACAAGTGACGACGTAACCAAAGATCCGTGCATAGCTGAGAACAAGCTACCACCAAAAATACCAGCAACTCCCAACATGTGGAAGGGGTGCATGAGGATGTTGT